TCTTTCTCTTTAAAAACTTATTCCATAAACCCTTTTATTATATTACTAGCATTTTATATAATGTTATGTGTTGTTAAATGATTGATTTAATAATGTTTTTTATTATTTATATTTTCATATAACATCATATAAATTTAACTTAAGTCCATTTTTTGCTCACTAAAAATTGTTAATTTTCTTCACCAGGTATTGGTATAGAGGTGTAATCTTTCTCGTTAATCTTAATGCCATTCTTATCAAATATTTTTACAACTAGATGGTGTACTTTTAATTCCTTAAGAAATACAGACAATTCTTTTTTGATATTGAGTAAAAATTCTGTTTTCTCGGGATATTCTTCGGTATCGTCTTTGATTTTGATTTTTGTTTCTATGTTTTTAATATCATTTTCTATTTTAGTGAATGTTAATTCCACATAATCTTCTACCACATCTATCTTGAAAGTTTTTTTTACATTTATAGAAAAAACTCTCTTACCATCTCTGATTCCCGTATCATATTTAACAAATTCTTTACCTTCATACGCCTTTAATAATTCTTCATTAGTCATATTAGTAACCTCGTTTTCTTTATTTATTCACGCTTATATTTTACGACTTATTTCCAACATTCGCAACCATTATTTTTGAATTTGAAGTGTATCTACAATAGCTATTTATTATGAAATAAAAAAGACCTATCTTAATTGATAAGCCTTATATATAAATTTTTAATTAATTTTTTGATCTTCTAATTTCATTAGTAAGAGTTTTAACTTATTTTCAGATGTATAATTATTAATTTCTGTAAAACCAAAAGATTTATAAAAATCCAAAAGTTTTGGATTGTCAGTACATTCTAACCAAACGTATTTAGCATTAACTATCATTTTGGCTTGTAATAATGTATCATATGCTAAGGACAAAATCATTTTCCCTGTTATACTTTTTGTTTCTTGTGCTTCTTTTGAATAGTTTTTACCAATCTGCCCTATAAGGTAACTATTTAATTCGTAACCTCCGCTTTCTGTTTTCCTTCCACCTTGACATAATTTTCTTTTTTGAGAAGATGACAAGTTATTATAATTCCTTTTCGACATAGTCAAAGGCTTATTTGCTACCGAGAAATATCCTACTAATACGTCATTTTCTTTATATTCACTAAAAATTAAATGTGTGGTAGAAATAGCCATTTTTTCAAATTGAATAGCTTTAGAATGTAAAAAGTATTCCACATCATTAACTTCTCCAGTTACTGTGTCGGGAATACTTTTAAATTTTTTTAATATTTCCTTGACTGTTTTTTCATCCAATGCTTTTAACAACGATTGCAAACCTATAATCTTTAAAGACATTCATTTTCCTTTCTAGGAGAAAACATCTTTTTAATTAAACTTAAATCTTTTATTACTTTTACATTAGAAGTTTCTATAGTTTTCGCTTTTTTGGTAGTTTCTAAAGCTTTAATTAAACTATCAGCATTTTTTCTATTAAATTTAATATCTACTGTAAAACTTTTCGTAGCCATAAATATCATTCCCTTTTTAATTTTATAATATACTTTTATACAATAAATATACCACTTCTATATCTAAAAATCAAGATTAATCCATTCTTTTTAAGGATAAATTTTAATAAGAACTTTAAAACGGAAATTTTAAGAAATTGCTATAGAAAAGGAAATTTAGACATAAAAAAAGACCTACCAAAATTAATTGGTAGGTAATAACAAATAAGGGAGTTAATATGAAAAGTTTGTTAAGCTTAACACATATATTATATCATATTTCCTGGTTATGTTTAAAGACTTCAAAACAAAGAAATAAAAAAAGAAGCCCACCAATTAAGGTAGGCTTTTAGAGACAAAAGGAAACCGTCTCTTTGTTCTCATTTGCGTTATCGTCCTATATATTATTATACCACATTACTCAACTTCTGTTAAGTATTTATCCTCTATCCATTGGTCTGAATCCTTGTAATTAACACGAGACCAACCGTCTTTTTTCTCATATACTCTTACTCTAGTACCTGCAGCTACGAACTCTTTGTCTTCACTGTTAAGGTCTGGTTGGCTTTCTAAGTAGTAGTCAATAGATACTGTAGCTTCGTAGTAAGGTGTGTCGCTTTTCTCTAGTGTTACATCTTCATCAAGAATTGATTTTTCAACAACTTCTGCAACGTTTGTAGAATCTCCCACTTTAATTTCTCCGCTGTAAAGTTTTTTCATTCTATCAATGAAGTATTCTCTACATGCTTCTGTTCCTGCTCCATTATATGCCCCACCGTTAGCATGTAGTTTCATAGAACGGTGCGGACAAGCTGTAGCACTAAACTCATGATGTAATTTAACAGTATCTGAATTAATAGGTAATCCGTAAGAATCTAGCACTTCTGCAGCTAGTAATAAAGCTGCATCTTCGTTAGCTAAAAAGTCTTCATCAGAAGCAGTCATAGATTGACAAACTTCAACTCCTATAAAGTTTGCGTTACCATAAGCATTAGCTGTGTGCCATTCTTGGCGGTTGGTAGGTTGGAATACGTAAACGTCATTACGGTCTACATAATATGCTGCGAATCCATTTGAAAGTGTACCATTATTAACTCTATCTCTTAAGAATCCATCATATTGACTAGCTGTGTTTCCTCCTGCATCATTGTGTATAACTACTCCTAGAATAGCGTTTTTTGGTGGTGTAAAGAAAATCCCTTGTTGAAAATAACTACTATAAATTTCTGCCATTGTTTGTTCCTCCTAAAATTGAATAAAATAAAAAGACTATTTACTAGTCTTGTTTTGGCTCTTTATATGTCATAGCTTGTTCGCTATCTGAAAAACCTTGTGTTGTAGGGTCGTTGACTATTCCAAACAGCCCTAGTATTAAAAATACTGTGTCAACAATTCCGTTAATGTTAGTGTTGAACATTTCAGTATTTAAGTTATATCCTAGCAACATTGCAACTTGTTTAATAAGTAACAATAAAGCTGCTATAAACGCTAAAACAAAGCGTTTATTCTTAAATCTAACTTTCCAATTTATCATATTTGTTCACCTCCTTTCTAGTTATACGGCCATGGTTCGTTAGTTAAATAAGAGATAGAACTTATTCGTATATCTCCAATATCTCTATCAGTTGGCACGGGGTCTGTGAATTGGAATCTTAACTGGTTATAATCTCCATTACCTCCTAAATACCATGTCCCATAAGAAACGCCTTTATCATTATAAATATTTCCAATAAGTGAAGCTTCGGCTCTATATCCTATTGGAATCCCACCATTTTGAATAATATAACAATTTCGTTCTCTGTCAGAGCCTTGTAGAACATATCCTGCTCCACCTCTTCTAACGATACCAAACCAACCCCACGATAAACCTCCGAATTGATACGATACTACGTTATTGACACGTCTTATTTTGACAAATGAGTTTCCTAATTTTGATACAGATGGAAGTATTTTCCACCCAGTATCTCCGATTAGAACCTCCCAGCCTGTGTTGCCTGTTCCACTCTTCTTAATCCATTTTAACGCTCCGTTTGTTACTGCTTCATCAACGTAAGTAGTTCCTACTGGTGCAGTAACTACACCATTTGGCATTCCACGACCGTGAATTTCCCAATTTTTAGCTTCAAGCACTTTTAATCGCTTATCTAGTTCAGTTGTGTTTGCAGGGTTAGTCTCAATAGCTTTTAACCTTTTGTCTAGCTCGGTTGTGTTTCCTGTGTTAGCCTCGAGTACTTTTAATCGTTTATCAAGTTCAGTTGTGTTTCCTGTGTTACTTGAGTTGCTAGACAGATAATTATGTATGTTTTGAGTTGTAATAAATTTAAGGTTATCTCCTTCCGAAAACTCAAAGTCTGGTTCATAAGCATCAGGCAACGAACTCCCCACTGTGTATAGTAAAGTTTCAAATTTAGCTGTTTTTCGACTACCAGTAACAACTAAATGATTGTTGTAATTATCCGTGTATAATCGACCGTAATTTGTGTGTTGGCTATGCTCTTTAGTGATATTCAAATATTCTTCAACCCTCGTCATACCTGTTGGTTTAAACGGTGCTTCAAAATTAGTAATATTTACTTTATTTTTTAATTCAAGGTCACCAATTCTAATTGATTCTTTGTTTAACTCCTGTTTTGTTGCAAAGTCACTAGTATCAACATTCCCTGCAGGTCTATTCTCAAGAGTTGTCAATCTACTCTTAATATCTGTGTCGTTGTATGGTTGTGGTAGTTCTGACTTTTTAGCATACTCTTCTAAAGATTGATGTTCTGTTAAGTAATGCTTATCCCTTAATTCATCTTTTGTAACAAGGTTGTCAACGTTTGGTTGACTACCACGTAGTTGATTTAACTCTTCTTTAGTCGCAAGGTTTGAAGTGTCAACTGTTGGTTGATTGTTGCGAACCTGTTCTAACTCTTGCTTAGTTGCAAGGTTACTTGTATCAATCGTTACTTGTCGATTACTTACTTCTTGTAATTCTTGCTTTGTTGCAAAGTTGCTAGTGTCAATAGTTAGTTGAGTTTTTAGTTCTTCTAATTTACTATTAGATACATAGTCAATAGGTAGTTCAGACTTTTTAGCATAATCAACCAAACTTTGATGTGTTGTTAAGAATCCCTTGCTGTCAACTGTGTTATTTACAATTTCTACTACATTTGGCATTTCGCTTTTAAGTTGATAGTCGTTTAACGCTGCTGTTCTTACTACGTCTGAAATATCGCTAGTTCTTACAAACTCTGATAAGTCTGATTTCAAAGCGTAAGTGCTTTTAGCTTTTTCTAGTTCTGCCGCTAGTACTTCTTTTGTTAACACGTCTAACTTGTCTACAACTACACTATTTGCAAAGTATCGCTCTTTAATAGGTAGATTGTCTTTTAAATCATATTCAGACATCTTCACATCAAAGCTAAATGAGTAAATATCGCTTTCTTTTTCTTCGTTTTTCAAGATGATATAACAGTTTACTCTTTCATTGTCTGTTATTAAGCTAGTGTCAAACTTAAACTTAATCTTGTTGTCTTCAATTTTTCCTTGAGTTTCCCAATACTTAACACTCTTAACAAACTTGAATAGTATTATTGCTTCTTCGTTCGTTAAGGTGTGATTATTTATTGTTAATTCAAACTCATTATTATTTTTATCATGAGAGTAAAGCTCGCAGTTAGTACGAACTTTAACTCTTTTATTTACTGTATTGTTGAATGTTAGTTGTATTTTTTTATCTATCATAAAAATCTGTCACTCCGTTCTTGATAGGTAAATTCTTAATCATAGAATAAATCTCAGATACAGTACTATTTCCTCCTAGTTCTCTATAGGAATGATATAGAATAGTTATCTCTTCTAATTCCTTAGTACTGATATATCCACGATTAATAATTCTACTCATGTCTTTTAGTAGTCTGTAGCGACTTATAGTTTTTGTACCGTCTGCGGTCTTACGTGTAAGATCTTTAATTTCATTAAGCGTTGAGTTTATTTCCTTAAGGCTCTTTTCATCCTTTTCGTTATACCACTTAACAATTAATGTTAACAGTGGCATTGCAACTCCAGTGCTTAATCCTAATATTAATCCGTCACTCATTCTAAATCCTCTTAACAGAGATTTTAGTTTTCTCTGTGTCTTTCTTCGTATTCTTTTTCTATTCTGTCGACTTCTCCTTGAACTACTACCCTTAAGTTACCAATATTTGGTACATCATTAATTGTTTTTACTTTTGTAATAATTTGTCTAACATATAATTGAACTAAATAATCATCTTTTTTAAATCTTAGTCTACTCGGTCTCATGACTTTCAGTACTCCCTTCGTTGTGTGGTAAGTTTCCATTATGTTCTTCAGTATGTTCATTTTCTTTCTCCTCTTCTTCAAACATTGATAAGATTGTGTTAATAACACTTCCCATAGCTTCATCAAGCTGTCCTTTTGTTACATATCTGTTCTTTTCATCTTCTATATCATCTTTTACATTTGTTTCTTCCCTTGTTAACACTATCTCTTTATATTTAGTGCCTTCTGCATTTGGCTTCCATACTTCAACTGATGTGTGGTCTTCTAATACTTCGTATAACTTACCTTCGTATTTAATCTTGTCTCCAGTTGAGTATTCAATACCTATTTCATAGTTATCAAATGCATTGATTATAGTATCTTTGTTATCATTAATAACTTTTGCATCCAACACATTTAATAGTAATGTCATGATTAACTTGTCGTTTCCTTTGTTAACTTTCGCTACTAACTTACGTAATGCTTTAACTCTGTCATTAGGATCTAGCTTGTTATTCGCCAAGACTGTAACTTCTTCTTTTAAGTTAGCATATTCACTAACTAACGCAGGTGTCGTTTCTCCTGTAAACATTTGTTGTGCTAATTGCTTTCTTACTTCTTCTAGTATTTCGCTGTCACTAGCTGTAGCAAATTTACCAGGTAAATCTACACCACCGTTAAGATATAAAGAGCTTTTATTCAATGCAAACTGAACATAGACACTCTTATATCCTCCAGCTTCTGGCTGTGCATTTCTTGTTAAAATCTCTAGTGCCATTACTTAGCTCCTTTTTTATTTTTTAGTTCTTCATTTTCTTTTTTTAACTCTTCATATGCTACTTTATAATTCGCAAGCTCTAACGTCTTTTCAATTAATTCTTGTGCGATAATGTGAATTGGTTGTAGTTTATTTTCTTCCATTTATTAAATCCTCTATTCTTTCTTTAAGTTTTTTGTTTTCTTCCGATAATTCTTGAATTGACTTCAAGGCATACATTGTAAGTCTGAAATGCTCTAACTCTAGTATGTCAGGACTTTTAGTTACTAGTGCGTCATCTAGCTTTTGTACATCTTGTGCAATTAGTCCTACTTTAACTGGTTTCTGACTACCTGTTTCTTTATAATCTTTCTTCCAGTCAAACTGTTTAAATTGTAATTTCTCAACTAAGTCTAACGCTCTGTCAGTTGTTGGCTTGATATTTTCTTTAAGTTTCCTATCAGAATAACTCTCACCTATTCTTATTGCGAAGTAGTTTACATTATTCTCGTAAGGATAACCGAACACAATTCGTGAACCACCTTCTACACCCCACAACCATGACAGCCATGAAATTTTGGAATAGGTAGGACTTCCGCTTGTTCCACCTCTCCACCCCCACGGGATAACAGGTTTGTTATTACTAACGTTAGATACGACCACAGATCCTATAAAGTTACTGAACTTCCTAATTCGGTTGTCAAAGAATGGGAATCCCATATGAATTTGACCGTGTACCGTCATTAATACCTCGTCGTATATCGGTTTTGCAGAGTTAGGGTTTTGTATGTCAGTGATGTTAAATACTGATAACCCCTTACCTAGTGCGTTATGAGTGGCGTTGAACTGAACACCTACACCACTAGAGTTAGGTCTGTTCTCATGAGGTAGTACGAATCTTACCCCAGTTCCGAACGGCTCAAAATAACCGTTTTGACCAATTCTAATTTGTGAGGCACCTGTGATTATTACACCATTTAACGTGTCGGTGTCAATCTGAGTACTACGAATTTTAACGCTGTGTAAATTCTCAATAAATCCGTCAGTCGCCCATAATTCACGGATAAACGCTTTGTTAGAGATTAGTTCTCTAATTAATGCGTCGTCTATGTCAATGTGTCGAGCCTTGACAGCCTTAGCGTCAATAAGTGGGGTTGTGATACTACCAACTTTTATATGTTTACCTTCTATAGTTCCGTTGACAATCATATCTCCAGTCACACGGAATAGTTTAGAAATAGCTGTAATACTCTCTGGTTGAGTCAATAACAGACTTGATACTGTGTTTCCGTCAATTACTTTCTCGCTACCAATCCTAACACCATTAGGACTTATACTAATATCAGATTTCTTAAGTACTTTATCTTCTAACGCTGTTACAGTTGAGTTGAATCCTTCTGCTGTTGCTGCTAATATTGTTCTAAGTTCGTTATTCTGAAACTCTGTAATTAACCCTTTGTGGTTAAGTTTGATTTTCCCCCACAGTTCACTTTTTGGATCTCTCATTTGAACGTCGAGGTCTCTGATTTGTTTGAACACACCGCTTAATGCATTTGCTTTCTCATAGGGTTTTTCAAACGCTGTTACGTCGTCTCCTTTTTCAAGTTGTATCTTAGAGAGTCGAGTCGTTCCCTTACACCCCATGTGATAGATTTTAACTTTTTCATCTGGTTTAGTAGGTGTGAATGTATATTCATATTTACCGTTTCTGACTATTGCTTCTTGCTTGCCTTCATTAACTTCTATATCCATTTAACCACCTACTCTCCCTCAAATCTTACAGTTACACCAGGCTCACTAGATGAGAACACCCAACCTAATTTATCTAGTAAATTTTCTTTGTCAGATTGGTTTACGAAGTTTACTCTATATCTGTAGTCTATAAACTCCACATTCTTTAACCCTATCGCCTCAACGTCGTTGAAATATACTTTTTTAATCTTGTCAACTTCAGTAAATCTCACGTCATTAGGTACTATAGAAATATAAGGTGTCGAGAACTCGACAAAACACCCTTCTAGTATTTTTACTAGTTTTACTTTTTCGCTACTCCACACTAAATTATTACCTAGATATCTACGTGAAATCTCTCTGTTACCAATCATTAATTTTACTCTTTTCACAACATCACCTACTTAACTATATCGTATATTGTGTTTTCGTCTTTAACAGAGATAGTGTCGTACTGTTCTTGAGTACCTACCCAATATTTCAACGGTTGATTATTCTGAGTATTCAGCAACGTATCGCTTTTTAAATCTTCTATGCTCGGTTGCCACTTACTAACGGCTTTATCTCCAAAACCTATATAAGGTTCTGAAATTTTAAAATGTCCGTTTTTTACTGCGTAGATGTAAAACCAATACGTCTCATTTGCGAAGTCAACATTCTCTTCTATATTAATAATCTCTTCGTGAATTACCCACTTGTTTTTTTCTAAATTAGTAAACTCAATACTTTTCAGAGTTTTATTACCTGTGTGTTTTTTTATCGCAAAATAAACACCGTGATCCACTTCAACGTCGTCATATACATATATGGGTAATCTTAACACTAGCTTATCGCCTTGTTTTAACTTGCTAACGTTAGTGTCAATTTGCACACCCGCCCAAGTGTAAGTGTCAGCACCACTTTTTTTAATAGTTAATGAATTATGACCGTTATAATCGTCTTCTATAATTTCAGTCTCTGGGTTTCCAGTACGTCTTAAGTTGTTTATTTTAAAAGTGGAATCGACAATTAAATTGTAATTCCCTAGTACTGCGTCTTTTCCGTTAACACCCGGTACACCTTGTATTCCTTGAATACCTTGTACGCCCGGTATCCCTTGTTCGCCTTTATCTCCTTTTTCTCCTCTTGCTCCTGCTATATATGGTAGATTTTTATATAAGTCAGTTCCGTTTCCTACCTTCGCTTTTCCAGTGTCCGACTCAATCGCAATCTCTCCATCTAACAAGGTTATTTCGCTGTTGTTCCAGTCTGCGAGATCCATTCTTTTATGTTGGACTCTTACCGGTATTATTTCTGTCATCTAATTACCTCCATCAAATACATACATTGTATCTTCGCTCCACTCACCGATTAAATTACCAGTTTCGTATGCGGCGTCTCCAAATTCTTTATACTCCATAGGTACAATATAAGTTGAAGCACTTCTAACACTTATTTCTATATCTTGTTTTTTAAACATAGGACTTAACACACTAAATAAATAATGAGCGTCATACACGTGTAGCAATGGTTGTGTTGTTTCTCCTGGTTTATAACTAACAACCATTGTGTCGTAAAATTGTGTAGGATCCATTAGAAATACTTGCACATCATGTTTAACTGGTCTACTAAGTTTAACTACTATATCGTAGAAATCATCAACAGTACACACAGCTTCCCAGCTTATCGTATATTTCTGACCTACTTCGAATCCGTCTCCGTTGTGAGCAAGTTCTACAAAATATGTTCCTGCTTTCAAATCTCGTGTAGTGTCTCCGTCTAATCTATTTTTACCGTATGTAATACTGTCATCTGTTCCGACCATTTTAACAGTCGCTTCAGCAATACGATTAGTTTCAGCTATCTTGTCTTTCAACTTATTTAAAAGCTCTTTGTCTACACCTTCTATTTCAGATATTGCCTTTTGCACTTTATCGTTAATTTCAGACTTAAACACTTCAGACTCAGCTCGTGTCGTTTCAATACCGTCTTCGATTTTTTTCTTTAACTCATCTTCTTTGTCAGAGAATATTTTTTCAAAGTTCTCAGACTGCTCTTTAACTTTCTTCTCAAACTCTAACGACACCCAGTCAGTGTAAGCATTCGCCTTACTCTCAGCGTTGTGAGAGCTTTGAGAAACTTCACGACCTAGATTACTTTCTTTTTCTCCTAGAATAAATTCAATCCAACGTTTAGCGATAGGATCATAATGTGTCTCAACAATTCGTATTCTTTCGTCTATATCATACTTAGTATATTTAAGAATAACTGTGTCACCACGATTGATATTCTCAGAAAGTTGTTCATAAGTTACTTTAATAGAGTTCTTAGGTTTATCAATATTATCTTTTGTGAAATGCTCAATCGCCCATTCTTCAAGCTCTTCAGCAGTTCTTAGGTCGTTATTACTTACAGACATTTCGTTAATGAACGGATAGTCATTAATCAACGGACTTTCCACAATAAGATTGATTGTTACTTCTTCGTCTAGTGCGGCTGTCTCTTCTTTCTGTTTAGCTTTTAACGCCTCGATTTCAGCTTTTCTCTTGTCAGCGGCTTGTTGACTTGCCACTTTACGTTGGTTAGCTTTTAACTCTCGCTCTTGATATTTCGCTCTGACCTCAGCTTCTATTTGTGCGTAAGTCTTAAATGTCTGACCACTACGTTTAACAGTCCTGTTGTTTTTTAAAACTTCTCTAGCATATCTTGAATTAATCTCGTCTTGCATTTGCTGTGCCTTGAGTTTGTCGTTGCTCTCTTTAGAATACTTCTTCTGTGAATCTCTCAAGGCTTGCATCTCTAACCTATGTTTTTCTTTTAACTTTTCCTTGTCTTCTTTGTCGCCTACTCTAAATGTTGACGTGACATAAAGCCTAGTAACAATATCATCAGCATTAGAAGATGTGACAAAAGATGTGATATTCTTAGCTGTCGTTAAAACTTCTTCTGTGTCACGACCTAATTTTTTCAGTATGCTAATTCTGTTGTTATGCATATCTATATCACCATTGAATGTATCAGCTATTTTTCCGAATAGGTCAAATGATGATTTTAAAGATGTATCTTTTTCATCTTTATATGTAATAAATGAGTTAGGCTCTTTTATATCCGAAAACCAACTAAAGTCTTTTTCTGTTGACACAAAATTCGCAACCCATTCATCTAACACAGTTTGACAAGTTGAGTTGATTTTTGAAAAATTTTTAACAAGTCGCTTACTATAATCAAATGTCTTTTGATATGCTGTAACTGTGATTGACTGTTCGTGTTCATTAATATCAATGTCTTTAATTCTAAAAAGGTTTTTTCTGTCATGTTCATCAGCTTTGACAATCATTCCTTTTTCAATAGTTGCATAAAGTTCATTGTCAACTGTTGGATACTTAAATATAAGCTTGTAAGTTGAATTAAGCACCCAATGAATGTCAGCGTCGTAAGCATTATTTAACACAATTCCGTTATAGGTAAAATCTGTTTCGTTTTCATCATATAACCACAACATTATATAAACGCCCCCCACCTACAGTCAATTTCTACTTTTGTAATTCCAGTACCTAACGCAACACCGCTACGTCCTGTTGGTATTTCAAAGAAATCTCCTAGCATTATGCTATTTAAAAGACCTCCGTTTTTGTCGTAAACATTCTGTTCTCCTTGCTTACATTCGATTGTAATTTTCTCGACAATAGCTTTTATTCTTATTACTTGCTTACCTATAGTTAGTGTACTTTCTTCTGTGAAGTTTCCATATACTGTAACTTTAGGATACATAGGTAAGCCCGAGTTATTGTCAAGTGTTCCGTTTGCTGTGAATGTCTTAACATCTTTTACCATGTTGTAAGAGAACGGGTTACACGTGAATACTACATCAATTTCATATTCATCTACCTCGCCAAGCCTTGACCTTACAGCTGAGGTTGTTAATACCTCGTAATAACGGTTGGGGTTGTCAGCAGCGATTAATTTACCGCTACCGTCAAGCCATATTAACACGTCATTTATTTCAGCTAAACTAACACCGTGAATTAACAGTTTGTATGATTTTTCCACCGTTTCGTATACTTTAGCTGTCCTAACTATTCCACCTGTAATATAATCAGATGTGAATATCTTATCTTTTCTTTTCCCTTTATTGATCCCGTCATTTTCTATCACATATATATCAAATGGGAAATCGGCGGTAGACTTCCCATTGAACGTTAATTTATTAAAGTGTAACGGCATTTCTACCACCTCCGAAACTCATTGATTTTATTTCTTTCATTTTTCTTACTAATTTATTTTCTATCGTGTCAACTAACACATTTATATCTTCTTTGTTGTTGATATTATTTCCAGTAACATTAATTGTTACGTTAATCTCATTACCATTGGTTTTAGCTCCGTGTTCTGCCAATGCACCACTTATACCTTTTATCTTTTCACTAGTTGATAACGGTGTAATGTTAACTCCGTTCTTAGTTACTCTGAATAACTCCGGTCCAGCTTCTCCAACTATACCAGTATAATTAGGTTGTAAGCTTTCTGTCTGTCCTATGTTTCCACCTCTTGCGAACATTCCTATATTTCCACCTGTTGCAAAGAATCCAGGGAAACTTGGAATACCTGACATCACACTTACAGTTCTTATTACACTCACGACTTCACGAGGAATACTATTTAATAGTCCAATTACACCCCAAATAGTACCACTAGCGGCGTCAACTGCTGACAGGTATTTTGGCGGTGTAGGTGTTCCGTTAAACGCATTTAAACTGCTCGTTGCTTGATTTGTGAACGGCGTTGCGTTACCTTGTGCCATGATTGATTTTGTTGGCGTTCCTGTTGCGTTGAATGTATTTAAACTACTTGTCGCTTGATCCGTGAATGGTGTTGCATTCCCTTGTGCCATAATTGATTTTACTGGTGTTTCTGTAGCGTTATATCCGTCTAAACTAAATTTAGCTTGGTCGATTACAGCACTTGCGTTGTCAGTTGCATTAATGTTTTTGTCCGGAACATTTAGTGACGCAAAGTCTAACAGTTTGTTAAATGCTTGTGTGATATTTGGTGTTGCGTCATCTTGCACCATTATTGACTTAGGTGCAATATCCATATCTTTAAAATGACCTATCTTACTATTAACGTTGTCTAACGGTTGACTTGCATTATCTACAATTTCAACGTTTTTAGGGTGTATTCCCATACTGTTTAAGAAATTCAAATCATCAATAGTCATCTTAATAGTGCGACCTTGACTCTCAGAAATCATAATAGCTTTTTTAATATCTGGTAAAGCTAATGCACGTTCATAATCGTTTTTGAAGTTGAAAGCAATGTCGCCCCCTTCGTATTCAATACCGATTGTCTTGAACCCGCCTTCTTTAGCAGCCCACTCGTCAAGAGCTTTATTCATTTCTTGAACTTTCTTCTCAGCACTTCCAAGCCCTTTAATGTAAGTCTCTTTAGCTTGGTCAATTATTCCCATTTGTTTCAGCGCCGCCAATTTTGCCGCCGCTGTTGTGTCGTTGAAAGCCTCTTGTAAAATTTGCTGTGCTTCCTTACTTTCCGTAGCTGCTTCGGTTGCTGTTTTACCTACTTTTTTATAAGCTTCTTCTAGTTGGTCTAATTCTGATTTAGTAAGTACTCTGTTTTCTCTAGCAGCACTTGACAAAATATCGTTAATTGTGTCTTGTGCTTGTTTTGTTTCGTTAATAATAGAGTCGTAATGTTTGCTTATGTTTTCTTTTTCACGACTATATAATTCTTCATTAATTAAGTTGTTGGCTTTCTTTTGTTCCAACGCTGACATCTCAGCCGCTTTACGTTGTTCTAAACTTTGAACAGTTGCAGCAGTCACATCACTTACACTCTTAATCTGTGCAAGGGCGTAATCAGCCGTGATTCTGCTACCTTCTAAATACTTACTATTTAAACTCGCTAACGAGTTCCCTACTAAGTTAGCTGCTACTTGGACACTGCTTGAAATTTGGTTAACGTCCTCGTCTGACAAACTTAATGCTTCTTTTAGTTGTTTTCTGAAACGTCCGTCAAACTCCAGTTTGTACCATTTACCGTCTTTAAAGTTCTTGTTTATGTTTTCCATAATCTCGGTATTTGCAGCTTGAACTTTCTTAATCTCACTTTTAACAGCGTCTGAGTTACGTTTAACAGCGTCTCCCATGTGATTAATAGAGTTTCCAGATTGTTCAGCACCTTTAATCACAGCGTCGTACCATTCTTTATACTTACCGTTTGTAAGTTCAATAGCTGCCTCATGGTTTCTACTATGTTTTGTCATTTCACGATATATCGCTGTCCCTACTCCAACAAATGCAGCACCTATTAACGCAGCTCCTGCAACGTAAGGGTTAGTTAGTAATGTTGCCATACTTCCCGCTTTAGCTGCTTGTGTTCCTACACCTGCGATTGAAGTTGAGAGTTTAATCATGTCTCCAACTGACTTAGCTGTCGACATTTTACCAACCCATTTAACAAAACTTCCAATAGCTTTCACACCACTACCGATACCCGTTGTCATTCTACCTAACACAGACATGAACGGTCCGAATCCCAGAGTCGCTAGTTGTACGGCTGTTGGTAGTTTACTAAACCACAACATCATATTCCCTAGTGAGTTTACTAATGGTTTTGAGGCTGTTAAAGCTTGTGCTAGTTTAGGTAATAATTGAGATCCCATTTCAATAGCCATTTTCTGAATCTCATTTTTTGCCATTTTCAATTTACTAGCACTAGTTTGATAACGGATAGCAGCCTCTTTAGTAAGAGCGTTGTTTTCTCTCCAACCTTTATTAGAAATTTCTAACGCCCTACCTAGTCCACTTTCTCCGTTTAATGCACCTGCTAAACGTTTAATTGCGTCTGCTTCACGAATACCAGTTATTCCTAAACTTGATAATACATCATTGACATTACCACCATTTTCTTTAACTTCATTAAGCCCTTTAAGTAACATTTCTAAAGCCTCTACAGGTCTTGTTCTAAATGCGTTAGCAAATTCATTAGCACTAACACCAGCAGCACTAGCGAATTTTTGTAAGCTATCTCCACCAGATGAAACGGCGTTTTGCATTTTATTCATAACTTGAGTCATTGCACTACCACCCGCCTCAGCTTCGATACCAACTGTACTTAAAGCGGCTGCTAGTCCTAACACATCAGCCTCAGCCATGTTAGTTTGTTTACCCATACCAGATAGACGTTGTGCCATTTCCACAATAGCTCTCTCATTTGTAGCGAAGTTATTTCCTAGTTCAACTATCGAGCTACCTAAATTTCTAATGTTACCTTGACTAGTTCCCATAACAGCCATGAATTGAGCTAAACTCGTTGCTCCTTCTTCAGCTGCTAGGTTAGTAGTTGCTCCTAAGTCAGCTATTGTTTTTGTGAAATCAACAATGTTTTCAGCTTTAATTCCTAACTGTCCTGCAACTTCCCCAATTCGTGAAAGTTCATTAGCACTTACTGGAATCTGTGTTGACAGGTCTAAAAAGCTTTGTCTAATAGCGTCTAATTGCTGTGGTGTTCCGTTAACAGTTTTAACTACACCTGCGAACGCACTTTCAAAATCTATAGCAGCCTTACCAGCTAGAAACATTCCTGTAGTAAGTCCACCTGTTATCTTAGAAAAGCCGTCACCAAAGTTCGCCATTTTTTGTCCGAACGCTTGGACTCTACCTCCCACATCATTAAAGCGTTGAGCCACGTCAGCCAATCGACCTCCGTTATTTCTAAACGCTGTGTGTGTTTGTTGCATTGCGTCTCTAAGTTTATAAAAACCTGTCTCAGCATTTGCGATTTTTGTTGGTAAAGACTGTAATTCTCTTTGTTGACTACTAAACGTCCCGTTAAGAGATTTGATTTGAGTTTCAAGACCCTTAATCTCTTGTTGTGTTGCTTTATACGATTTTGACGTGTTAGCTACAACATCTTTATATTTTAAAGCCGCTGCACTCGTCTTACCGTAAGTGTCTTGTAAATGTTTTAAATGTTCCTTTTGACTTTGTAACAACGTTCCTGTCGTTTTCAAAGTCGCTTGTTTTTGTCTCAATGAGCTAGACAACTTGTCTATCTCTTTTGGTAGTTGAACGGTTGATTTTTTTAAGTCATCATAACGAGATTTCAGCAAGTTAACATTGCTCGCTGATTGTTTCATCTGTGAACTTAAACCACTCATTTTAGCTTTATACAAGTCGTATGCTTTACCGCCACTACCTAACGAAGCGATATTTCTTTTTGCTTCTGCTTGTAATTGTCTTAAGGCGTTTTCACCCTGTTTTAACGCAGAGGTAAAACTGCCCACTCCTTCGGCTGTCAATATGACACCGACTTTATCCATATATCCCGACAAATTTTTACCTCCTATAACAATTTACTAAAATTCATTTCTTTTACTTCTTCTTGTTGAGTTTCTTCATGATTGAAATTTTCTTCTATATATCTGTTAATCATAAACACAATATATTCTAAGCTGTAATCATACATAAACTCACTCTTAGTCATGTTAAACCAAGTTCGACACCTGTAAAATAAATCGTCCCAGTCTATTTCTTGTGGTTTTTCGCTTTTTGTTTCTTCGTTTTTCTCGCTGGGTGTTCGTAAATATTCACTTGGTCGTCTACCGGTTTTTCTAAAATACGCTTTCCCTCTTCACTATCATCAGTTATCCCCAACATTTCTAACAATGTTGCGGTTTGATCCCCGTACATAGCTTCTTGGTATTTCAAAATAAATAACTCTAATTCAGTATCATTTACGTTTTCTAGTACTTCTTCTATTGTAGTTTTATATCCATTTGCTTTTAAAATTGAAACTAAAAATTTTGCTGTAGCTACATTTTTTTCTTTTAAATATACGTCATTCCATTCACCCTGCTTTATTCCAAAGTCAGCTTCTAAATGTAACCACACAGCTAAGTTTGATTTTAATTCAATTTCATTTCCTAAAATATCCGTTTTAAACGTCTTTACTGTTTTTGTAAATATACTCATCAATTATCCTCCAAAAAAATAAAGAGCTAACAAATGTCAGCTCTTATAAATTATCCTGCTACAACTACTGTCTCATCAGTTGTTCCCGATTTAAGACATTGTTTAAGGGTTTCTGCGTCGTAGAAACCTTGTAATAATAGTTTTTCTCTATCATATTTATCAGTTTCACGTAAGTCAATTTTACTGAATACTGACTTATCTTTACTTCCAACTACTGGATAAGCTTTGATAGTTACTTGTGTGATGTTTTCTTTCTTCTCATCAGTTTCAGTTTCTGCGTTAAAGTCTGGGTTTTCGATTTGACACACAGGGAAGTTGTAAATTATTTCTTTACCGTCTTCATCTGTAACAGGGAACGCCCAACGGAATTGTTTGTAACGAGGTGAGTCACCTTGTACATATACTCCTGTAGCTAATTTTTTCATACCTGACATCTCTTCTAAGAATCCGTCCGGGAAGAATCCGATATCAACTGTCATTTCAACACTAGCGAATTTTACAATATCACGTGCTTTAATGTTTGATAGATATACTGTTTTTTCTTTAATTTGTCCTTTAAATGCTACTTTATCAATAGCGAACACTTCGTATGTTTTCTCATCATAAGTTAACCCTTGAGAGCTTGTTGCTTCTGTTTTAACTTTTTGTAAATATCCAGCTCCAACTCCTGTTAATAGAGCTTTTCTAACTGCTTCTTTTGTTACTGTCATTTATTGTTCCTCCTAAGTATCTAATAATGCTTCTTTTACGTTTCTAGCAAAAGGATCTTTATGTTGCATAGCGGCAGGTCTTACGTGTGGATTTGGTGGTTTATAAACACGACCTTTGCCATATTTACGTCTACGTTTACCACCTTTCGAACGTCCTTTATGTCGTGAAAATCCAGCATGCCAACCTGTCTCATGGAAATATAAGTGTAGGTTAGGTCTACCCGCCCAACCAATCTGACTTTCCATGTTACCGTGACTAGCTACAATACCTGCAACTCCCGCACCAGTTTTGACTAAACCTTTACCCGCTGCTATTCCTTTTGCATCTTCTTTTATTGCTTCTGCTTCTTTTACTATAACTCCGTTAACTTTACTTGTATTACCTGCGATTTTCTCTAAACGTGCTATTGCTTGTTCAAAACCGAATACTTCCATTATGAATAAATCTCCATATAATACATGAATTGAGTTTCTTTTGTATCTTCATCTACATCTATTATTTCATGCCATGCTCCAGTGTTTAGAGTGGTGTCATCTATTGCAGTTTGAAGTTTCATTAATATCTCTGAATTGTCTAAATCATGTGGTTTTACATCGAATAAATTAAGTTGGTAAGTATGATGTTTTTTAAATTTTTTATTTGATGATCGTTTCTCAATCGTTCCCACATGGAAATATACTAGTTTCGGGAAGTCTTCCCCGTCACTAAATCCATAAGATAATGGTATGTCTAACTCTAACCCAGTTATAGTATTAAAAATCAGTTCTTTTGTTGTCACTATTTAACCACCTCCGTTAATGATATTTCAGTTTCATTCTTAACGTGGTTATGATAGATTCTAGCAATCGTATATTTCTTGTTATTAATTATCACAAATAGTTTACTTAACAAATAGTCATTAATATTAGTAAATAATCTGATTGCTATTCTTGTTGTTACTTCTGTATCAACTTGTAGTGATTGATACTTTTCGTTAGCAGATACACCTAGATAACGAAACCAAAACTTTCTAATTTCTTTTTCTTCGTGTTCTGCTAACTTAGTATTAAACTTGTCTTTCTTGTGGACGTATTCTACAAACTTTACTATTCCATCATTATATGATTGGTTAATCCTGTACTGTCTCATCTTCTGCTACCTCTTCTTCTATAGTAGCTTCTTCAATTTTTTCTAAGAAGTCCTTACCATATTCAGATAGATTTTCAAGCATTTCTTCATAACGTTCTTCAGAAACTTCAAACTCATCTCCTACTGAATACAGTTGAGATGTGTGGATATCTTCGAACTCTCTTAAAATTCTAATCTTCACTTGTTTCAGTTCTCCTTTCTTTTTCTAATCTAATTAATAAACTTGATATTTCCCCTAAAAAATTAATGTCAAAATATTCTAATTTGTCGTTGTATTCATATCTTGCACGCTCAAACACTAATGATTTACCTTGTTCGTTGTTCTCAATGTCAAAGAAACCACATTTTTCACACAAAACTGAATAAGAAAAAGACAACAACCTTTTTAGATTATCGTCTTCATCATCATGTAAGATATGCAGTTTATCTTTAAATTGTTTTAACAACGTTTCTGAAACATCAATCATAGTCTTACGCTCCAGCTACTAGAGTTAAGTTCTTATCAAATTCTAATTTTACAACAGCTTCTTTGTCTATTGCTTTAACGTCAAAGCGAGTGATTAAACGAGTGTCATAAGAGTTACGTGTGAATGCTTTACCACCAACATCAGTCGATTTGATTTCTAATTCATTTAATTCATATACACGTACAGCTTCTTTTAAATCTCCTATATATAGTGGAAATTTGTTAGCAGTCTCGTTTGGTAAGTGTGTATTAGGTAATACAATTACTTCTTTACCTAATAATGTACGTTTTGTTGGATCAGTTACTACTGGTTGTAGTAAGTAGTTTCCATTTTTATCTTTTAAGCTGTCTAACACGTTAAAACCATCTTGGTTAGTTAATACTTTTGTATTATCTAAAAAGATAGGATCTAGCGTTACGTTGAAAGCTTCTTTGATTTCATCAACTTTAGTGATTGCTTTCTTAGTTAAAGTTTTTAACACAGCAATAATTTCTTTGTTTTCTGTTACTACTTGTTTCTTCATGAACCATTTACCTAAGTAAGCAAGTAAGTTCTCTGGAGAGTCTTGTAATAAGAAACGAGATACAGGTAGAATTCCTCCGAAATTTTTAACTGCGTAAGTAATTTTTTCAAATACTTCTGCGTTCATTTCTTGGATTTCTCCTAGTTCAGTAATGTTAGTAAGTCCAGTTAATTGACTTGTTTTTTCATATACTTCACTACCTGATGGAACTACTACTGAACGAACATCAACGTAATTTTTTAATGATACGAATGAACGTCTATACTCATTAATTGCAGTTCTTACATCTTCTGGTACTAAGTAACCACCGTTTTCTCCTTCTGATTCTTTAAGTGGTCCAGCTGCATTTACAATACCAGATTTAATATAGTTTTTAACAGCTACTAATCCAGTTTCTTCTTTTGATTCTTCATGTAAATCAACAACTTTATCATCATGTTTTAGTGAAATTAAGTTTTGAATTTGGTTGATTTCTTCTGTATATCCTTTAATTTCTTCCATTAATGAGTTCGCTAACTCAGTTTCTTTATTGTTAATAGCATTTTCTGCCATAGTTACTTTTTCTGCTTTTAATTGCATTAATTCTCTTAGTTTTTTATTCATATTCATCTAGATTACCTCCAAAAATTCTAAATATTGTTTTGCTCGCTCCGTTTGATATTCATAGTTTTCTTTAATCAATTCTTTTGGAGCATTTTTAAATTTGTGTGCTTGTTCTTTAGTTAAGCACGCTGCCATTTTAACTGGCTCTGAAACTTCATCACAAAGGCCTAAGTTGAAACACTCTTCTGCATTTAACCAGCTTTCTTTGTTCATTAGTTCTCTGATTGTAGTTTCATCTGTCTTATCTTTAACTTTTGCAAGATAAGTATTTACTATCGTGTCATTGATATGATCTAAATCATCCGCCATTTTTCTTAGGTCATTTGCATTACCATATAATCCAGTCCATGCGTTGTGAATCATCATCATTGCATTTTTTGGCATTACTATTTTATCCGCCCCCATTGCTATTACTGTTGCAATCGAAGCAGCTAAACCGTCAATATATGCTGTAACAAAGCCTTTATGGTTCTTGATTAGTGTATGAATTGCTTGACCGTCAAACACATCTCCTCCGTTTGAGTTAATATGCAAGTCTATTGATGTATTTTCTCCTAGACTCTTTAATTCCTCTGCGAATAATTGTGCTGTTGACTTGTCTTCCCACAACTCATATCCAATGTCAGAATAGATGAAAATTTCTGCCTTACCTTCATTTAAGGCTTTAATCTTCCACTTCTTCACTACTTTTTACACCTGCCTTCCACAGTTGATATTCTTTAATTGTGTCTACTGGAGCATAGTTTAACGACATGAATCGCATTTCTCCATACTCGTTATCTATCGTTGACATATCCTCTGAACGTAATATGTCGTTGATTGTGTAAACTCCGACATGTTGCATTTTCTCGTAAAATTCTGCTCGTGATTTTTGGTCCGCTCTTAATTCTGCTTCCATATTGAATTTGAAATAATATCCACGCTTTTTATCTAGTTCTGTTAGTATCTTAGAATTTAACTCAGATTCAATATTAGTAACGTAAGGTAACATAACGTTTTTCACATAGTCCATTGATTGTGTTAGTGCGTTAGAGTGAGTTAAGCCGCTATAGTCTCCGTATTTATACGGTGGAACTTTAAATATACTTGCAATTTCTGCCTTGTTATATTTCATTGTTTCAATAAACTGTGCGTCAGATTGTGGTATCCCAACACTTTGATAATCTATATCTGGGTTTAATATAGCTACGTTATTGTTCTCAAGGTGCTTTTTCCATGATTCCGCAACTGTTTCTTTGTTTTCGGTTGTTAATGGTGTACGTGTTGACTTAAGTATTGCAAGCGGAATACCTTCCCTTTTGAATAAATTAGAAGCCATTTCACGCCCTTTTTGGTTACCTTGAATACTTTCCCTTAATACTTGTACAGGAGAGCGTCCTATTAATCCGTTAATCGACAAGTTTTTAAAATGTAATAGTTCTTCTGCGTTTAACACAACTGCTTTACCTTTATACATTGTGTGGTACGTTACAGTGTTAGTTTCTGCGTTGTATAATACTTTTGTTTCTCTAGGATCTAGCGGTACGATTTCTTTTACTTGTCCTCGCTTATCTATTTCTAGATAGTGATAACTATTTCCCCACAAATTTAATTGTGTCATTACTAAGTGTTTCCACTCGAAAGAAGTCATGTTCCTATTTGGTTGATCCTTAAGCAACGGATATGCTGTGTGATGTTTCGCTTTTTCCACTGTTCCGTTAACATCTTGTAATAAGTTCAGCGGGTATTTTGCTAAGTCATCAGATAAAACCTTTACTGAGCTATACACTTCAGATGTATTAATAGCACTCTCTTCATTAATAGTATTTCTGCTGCTATTAAATATGTTTAAAAACCAGTCTGACGGATTTCGTAAATCACTTAATTCATTTCCACTTGTCGGTGTTTTATTTCTAAATATCATCCTCTTTTCTCACCTCCTTTCAAAGCTAAAGTTGTCTTTCTAAAACATAGCTACACAACATTAAGACTGCTCCTAACACTATGAAACCTATTGTTTTACAAAATAAAAAGCCTGCGTACACAAAAGACACAAGGCTTGTTAAGAATAATAATCCTATTAATATTTGTAATAATGTTTTCACTAGAAACTAAATTCTCCTTTATCTATCATTTCATTTAAGTCATAGCTTATATTGTCACTGTACATTGCACGTGTAAAAGCAAAAATACCAGCCGCTGCCATATCTATCCTATCGCTAGACTTTTTCTTGTCTAACATGATGTTATCTTGAGCATCTGATTTTGTTACAGCATTACCCATACACCATGTGAGAGCTTTGTTTCCGTCATGATGTATTTTGCCTTCGTAAACACATTCTCTAAAATGTTTTGTTGGTTCATTAAGCGTAAGTACACCTTGACGTATTTCAACCATTAGATAACCTAACTTTTCCATTGTCTGAGACCATTGAGTAGCGTTGTAAGGATCATAACAAACTTCTTGAACGCTATATTTATTTCTCAACTCCTCAATATAATCAATTACAAAATCATAATCGATTACTTCTCCTGGTGTCTTAACAATCCAACCTTCCTCTACCCATTGAGAGTAGTTAACACGGTCTGTATTCATACGTTGAAACAACATATCTTCTGGCATAAAACCTTTACTACGTATTGCGTATTTATCATCACCTAATACGAATATAGAAGTAACCGCTGTTAAGTCTAACCTTTTTGATAAGTCAACTCCCACAAAGCACGGTTTACCTTCTAGTTCATCATCTGATACTTCGCAAAGCTTCCATTTTCCCATGTCCATATATTTATTTTCTGGAGCATTTACCCAGATATTCATATTCTTTGTTAAGAATTTAGACATTGTTTCCGGCTTATCAAGGGCTTCTTTTAATCTTTCACGTAAGAATTTTACACCCTCCGAATAACTAGCTAATATTGGATTAGCTTTTAACCAATTTGACTCATCTTTTATATCATCACCTTTATCTAACTCACACACCATAGCGTAATAACCGTTATTTTCAACTGGATTATTAGGATCTAATAATTTACTAACATAATCATATTCAGTTGAGTAACACGGATTGTTTAAATTGAATCCTGCTGTTGTAATAATGACTATCAAGGGTTGACTTCTCGCACCTTGTCCAGATTCTATTACGTCTAGTATTTCATCTGTAGGGTGTGCGTGATACTCGTCCATTGCTCCTACCTGTGGGTTAAATCCGTCCGCTGTTTTCCCAGAATCACGAGAAAGAGCCATAATATAACTGTTACTTTTCTCATGTTCAATTAAGCTACGTGTGATTTTAAATCTATTTCTGATTTGACTACCTTGTATTTGTGCTTTTATTTCTTTAAACACAATGTTTGCTTGGTCTCGCTTTGTTGCTCCTATATATGCTTCTGATGATGATTCTCCAAAAGCGGATATTTCATAAGATAAACAACAAGCTACATCTTGTGATTTAGCGTTCTTACGTCCTACTTGATAGTAAAACTTTCTAAATCTTCTTATACCAGTATCTTTATGAATCCACCCATAAATGTTAGACCAGTTAAATATCTGAATCGGAGCAGGATCTATATTTTGTCCAGCTAGTTTACCTTTAGTGTGTTTAAATAATGACATCCATTCTAAAAAATTCATAGCTTTATCATCATCAAAAATAAAAGGAAACTCTTCAGTTCCCTCTCTTTCTAAATCTTTTATAAATCTTAAACACGCCCATTTCTCTTTTTCACAAGCTATTCGTTCTCCATCAACTGCTTGTCTCGCCCACTCCTTCATTGCATCTTTTAACATTATAAATTAGCAAACCTCTCTTTAACAGGATCTACTGGAGCTTCCGAATAAGCTTTGTCCATAGCAATTTTCGCCCTTGCTACTGGTGTTAATCCTAGTTCAGATTGTAGAGATTTGAGTGTGTTAAATAAATCTTTTTGTCTAATCAGTAATGGATGTTGTCCAAGTCCATAATCTTTAGTTCGTTCTGCTTCAACTAATTTACCATGTCGTCTAAGTTCACGTTCTGTTTCTTTGTTATAACCCTGGTCTGTCATTAATCCATCACGTTGTATAATCTGACTACAGTCTACGTATTTTTCGTAAGTGTCACAATAAATAGCTAACACGTGTAAGTCAAGATTATTTAATAAGTCTATTGAGTCCGCTTGTGCAACTATAAACCTAAATTCTTTCTTTGCTAAGTCACCTAACCACTTAGGCGGCTTTAGTTTATCTTTTGGTAATTTTAACTCGGATTCTACTTGTTTTCTAGCCTCTAATTTTTGTTTTGAAACACCTTGTCTTTTTCCACTCAAAACCTTGAGAGACATTGGTTCTGCTTTCCTTGCCAAAATCATCACCACCTTTCTAAATTTACCTTATTTGAAAAAAATAATTAAATGCATTTTGCGTACAGATGAGGGACGCCCGCTCCTGGGGAGATTGGTCGTCCGAGATTTTTCACGGGGGGTATACCCCAGGAAATAACCACCCCTACTTCTTGTAATGCTCAATCTTGTTGTGGCACTCTCTACACACACACTCGAGGTTGCTCATCTCAAGTCGCTTGTCCCAATCTGTTCGTACTTCTATCTTGTGATGTACTAGGTTAGCTAGACCACCACACATGCTACATGTGAAACAGTCACGCTTCAACGCCTGCTGTCTAGCTTCCTTCCACTCTTTACTTCGATAGAACTTCATGACTTCATCATGCTTACGTTGGTCATTGTAATATTTGTTTTGTGATTGTTTATGTTTATCACAGTAAGTTCCCTTACTGATTAGCGTTCTACATTTATGATGTTTACATTCCTTCATATCCACCTCAACAAAAAAAGAGAGATATTATTTATTTTAATATCTCTCAATTATATTAATCTCATACTACTATTATAACATAGACAAACCCGACAAACCCGACAACTTTTATTATGAGTTTAAAATATAAAACAATTTATCCTTAAGACTTTGTAATCTTCTTTCAACAGTTCTAGTATGATAACAAACTTCTGTTGCTACCTCTTCAACTGTTAACTTGTAAGTGTAACGAAACTTAAGGATCTTCTTATCACGTACATCTACTAAGCTATGTTCTAATCTATCTACACACTTAATAGCATAATCATCTTTCTCAAAGTCATAGTCAGATAATTTATTTATTATATTATTCTCATTACTATTATTGAAATTACTATTATTAGTTTTTATTTCATCATCTCCAGATAATTTATCTTTCAAATAAATATTAAGTTGTTTCTTTATCTTAGGATATGCTTCTAAATAATAGTCAACATCATTCCTTGTATAATTAAATTTCTTATTCATCATTCCACCTAATTTAAAAGTATGTTGGGAAAGCTAGGAAAAACCAACGACTGCTTGTAAATATTATTTTGGAGAAGCTTTCACATATATTATGATCGACCTAGCTTTATTATTATTATATAAATATTCTAAACGCTTTTAAATAGTTCACGACAACAAATTTTATCAATTACTTTACACATTGTATTTATATCTCCATTAAGTTCAAACAACCACTCTTTCTTGTGATACATGTTTGATTTAATCCAGTGTAACTTGACTTCTTTATTTATTGTAATAGTCTTGTTTTCAAAGTTAATAGCATAACCGTAACCATACTTAACACTTAATCTTCGTGCTATTGCATAAACTATTTCTTCATTACGTTCTTCTCTTGCTCTCACATTAATTCTAGTGCCAACTACAACAACTGAATCAATGAATCTATCTAGCTGCATACCAAGAAGATATTCTATTCTTCTAAAATATATTTTCTTAATATGATTACCTTGTCTCTTACCTATAAGTCTCCTTACCTGTAACACATTAAACTTATTGCTACCTTTAGTTCTAGTCTCAGATATAAGTTCTTCTAAGTAGTCTAAGTATCCCATATCGAACTTAACTAACTCAACATTCTCACTCATTGTATGTAAGTAACAATATATATGTTTATCTAAGTCAAAGTCTCCAAGCTTTTTCAACTCGCTTAAATCATCAAGTGTCATTATGTATTTATCTTTCAACATCATGTTGTAAATATATTTGTAAGTATCATAATCATCTCCTGATAATGATATATCTTTTTCTAACTCTTCCATCACTGATGGATAAAACTTAACTAGATTTCTTATCACTAAAATCACCCCTATAATACCTGATTATAAATATTAGAAAACTTAACGCTGTCACACACATTACTCCTACTGCTGTTAATACTAATAATTTAATCATTGTCTTTTATTCCTCTACGTTTAATTACTAACGCTACTAAGATTAATCCCAACGCTACTACAGTAAAGTTGACTGTGTTAATACCTGTTGATGGTAATGTTTTACCTTGCTTAATTTCTTTCTTTACTTTCTTAACAACTTTAGTTGCTTCTTTCTCCTTTGGTTTTTCAAGTTCGTTTGGAATTTCTAGCTCTGGTAATTCTAATACTGGAGCTGGTGGCATCATAGGAATATCATTAATATCAATGTATGGTTTATCTACAACTGGTGCAGGTGGCATTGACGGTATATCATCAATGTTAAGTTCTGGCTTTTCGTATTTAGGAGCTTCATTAGGTATTTCAAATACTGGTTTGTTTTCCCCTTCCACATTTCCTGTTCCTTTAGCAATCTGAACCTCAACATCTTTGTCCCAGTCAACGTTGTTATCTGCTTGAACTCTTAAATTATTAGTAGGGTTCTTGCTTAAGTCTTTAACTTTTGTTGAGTATTCTAGAGATACAATTTCATTTAATGCAGGTATTTTAATTGTGAAACCATTTGAATTAAATTCAATGCTCTCTTTTGCTACTTCTCCGATTTTAGTCCATGGATCTATGCTTGATAATAATCTAGCTTTTAAACTCCCCTCAATATATTCTTGGTTGTCGTCCCATTTGTCAGTAATTACTACATTAGTTAAATTAGCTTTTTTGTAATTAACACGTCCTGCCCATTTAATAATGTTTCCGTCTTGCTCTCCCCATTTAGTAACTATCTCTTGTGAATCTGGTACTCCGTCTTTATCAACTTCAGTCTTAACGATTGTTCCGTTAAAGTTTAAATCGTATGTAGTAGTCTCTTTACCTGTTACCTTTTCTTTATTCCACACAGTCATTAATGATAGCTGCATACTCTTATTTAATGGTTTGTTTGTGAAATAATCATTGAATACTGTTGTTACATTATTGTTCTCAACACTTGCTGTTGCTTTACCAACTACTGCACCTTCAACGCTGTTAACATCAAAGTTATAGCTTGTTTGTAAGTTTAACTCCTGTGGTAAGTTAAATACTACCTTGTCTCCTGTCTTAATCTTTAAATCATCACTAAATTTAGTCTTATACTCTACTGTAACTGGACTAAATCTATCCCCACTTGTTGTTACTTTAACCTCTGGATTATCAACTTTAATCTCTGTTGCTGTTGCATATCCTCCAAAAAATATAATCATTAATATCGTTGTAATTGTAAATAATATCTTTTTCATTTATTTCTCCTTAACTTTAACTATTATTTTTTCTTGTTGTAAGTCTTCTAAAAAATCTGGCACATCTCTAGCGTAAGAGTCTTGATATAACAGACTTAACGCAATCGATAACTCCAACATATTTAGTTCAATGTAATTATCTTTCTCCGTTCCTTGTACTTCTATCATACTAACACCTCTTTTATTTCATCTCCGAAAAGGTCAATACACTCTTGAGCTATTTCTATTGATTTAAAATATGGTAGTTTAGAAAATCTATTTGAAACCCACGTACTTTCATCAGTAAGCCTAAATACTCCTGACGAACTTTTATAATAAGTTATAAAAACTTTCCTTTGTTTCTCGTCTTCCCAATCAAGCTCCCAACCGTCATTTTTTTCTTTAGCCCATTGATGTAGTTTAAATAATAGTTCACGTTCTCTTAGACATTGTTCGGCTTCTTCTTTTGTGTTGAAGTATTCACCTATTTCAAAGATGTTTTTATCTGTAGTGCTATTATTCCAAAAATCTAAATTAGTTACCGACTTGTCACCTCTATAGATAAAATATACAGACGCTCCATCTTCTGGATAAGTCAGTTCAAACTCTTTCTTATCATCTTCCAACTTAGAAATAAATTCATCTCTTAACACTTTTAGTCTTCTATCAATTTCTTTTAATAGTTCTTCTTTATCCTCTTTATTCATTATCTTTCTCCTTAATTCCTTTATATGCAATATGCTCAACTTCTTTCATATCAATCTCATTATCTCCAACTATACATATATCGCTTGAAAAAATGTCTTCTTTATTCTCTGTGAAAATTTCACAAATTTTATTTACCTCTTCTACTGTTGTCTCTATTTCTAATATTTCACCGTTATGAAAATATACACGTAATATATATTTGTCGTGTTTAAACATTTTTTTCTCCTTTAATCTAATAAATCCCTTTGAATATCCATACCAAACTTAGCTATGAATTCTGCTGCTATTTGATGTGTTTTAAAGCAAGGTAACAACCCTATATGATTAATAGCATTTCTTCTAACGATATAAAAATGTCCAGTATGTGTTGTTAACTCTACACAATACTTATCTTCATTCATATCATGCCAGTTTGGTCTCCAACCTCCATTGTACTCTGCCACCCAATTTTGAATTTCTGCTAAAAACTGTCTGTGTCTATCATGTTTTCTAGCACTATCCTCTGTTTTAAAAAGTAAACCTCTTTTCAGATGGTTTTTAACCTCTATTTCATCTAAAACAGATGTATGCCAAACACTTCCATCACTCTTTAAAGCATAAGCTTTTTTAAATATTTCATCTGGTAATTCAATTCTTTTTTCTTTAGTCATTATTTCTCTCCTATATTCACCAATACGTACCATGTTTCGACATCTTCAATCATTGTGTAACCTATTACACGTTCGTTATCTTCTAATATTGGTTGGTCAATGTCGCTGTTGTTAATAAATTCGTTAATGTCGTTTGCTACCATTTCTTTTGTTGTTTCTATTTTTACTACTCTTTTAATCATTGTTAATCTCCTTTTTTTATATGTATTTATTTTTAATTAATTCTAAAATTTCTGCTGGTGTTTCTTTAACAACTATATACTCTTCATTTATGTAAATCTCTGTATATTCTGGGCGTTCAGCAAAAGGGCTTACTCTATTAATCACACTTACGTTTATTAATATGGTTTCGTTGTTCCCTGCTCCTGTTAAATTAATAAACGGTGTACCTGCTGTAATGTCTGTAGTTTTGTTATCTATTCTATACTTCTGTGTAACTCTGTAATAAATATTTTTTAAATCATTTTTCATCCTTCAACACCTTAATTATCTTTCTCAACGTACTACTTCTTGTTACCGTCAAACCCTTACGTGCTTCACGTATTGTTTTAACATGTAACCCTGTTAACGCTGCTAACTCTTTGTTAGTTATTCCTTTCTCTTTCATTAGCTCGTCAATATTAGTTTTCATTTTCTTCTGTTTTCTTTCTTTTACCTATCGCATAAATTAACTCACTTAAATCAACACACGATCTCATTAATTCTTTATCTTTTAATATGTGTTTATATTTTCTATTTAAGATTAATAATGCTCCTCTAGATATTAGTTTTAAATTATCTATCTCAAAATTAGTTTTATTGCCATCTAGAAATATTACCACCTTACCTTTCGGAACTTTTCTATTGTGATACTTTTCCCAAACATATCTATGTTTAGATATCCATTTATTTCTTTCTACTTTTATTTCAACTATTCCATCTACACTTGTTCTTTCGGAATACAATTCTCTATAACGTGCTGGTGTATGTCCTTTTTTAAAGCTTGTTCTGTTAGCTCCCATATATCCAGTTACACCTTTATTCCAGGGAATATGTCCTTTTTTAAAACTTCCACTATTTCGCATTTTCAATCATCAATGGTAAGGAAGCTCCTCGACCAAATTCATTTTTATATTTTTCTGCTTCTAATGCTAAATCTGCATTAGTTATAATAGTATTCCCTATAGTTGTAATAGTCTTGGCTCTAGCTATTTCTTCTTGTAAACTTTCTCCTTTTAAGTTTTCATCATTAATTCTTTCTAATGCTTCAAACAAATGATTGTTTAGATCTATTAATTTATTTCTTGCCATATTCTCCTCCTACGTCATCAACGTAAATAATAGCTGTTCCGCCAGTAATACTGATTTCTTTTATTTCTTCGTTTTCTTCTAGTGGAGGTAGGTCAATTATTTCTCCTCTTTTATATGCTTCTATGTAGCTTTCTATTTTATCTTCTGTGGTTTCTATCACATCTACTCTTTTAGCATTTTTAAACATTGACTTTTTATACATTGTTTTCTCCATATTCCTTTCTTATTTCTTTTAGTTTATTTTCTAACTGTTTCTTTTTATTTTCCCATGCTTTAATATTTGCTTCTGTAAATGCTACACTCCAACGCTCTTCATTAAGCTTTTTTTGTAATTCTAATAAATTATTATCCACATCAGAAAGTGCTTCTAAGATATTATTTTCTGTTTGTTTAAATTTTAAAGATAATTCATCTTCTTTATCATCTTCACTTAAACTTTCATATATCTCTTTTAATCTCTTATAGTTTTTAGATCGTGGTGTTCTTCCTCTTTTCCAAGCTAATAAATTCTGTGAATCTACTCCTAGCTCGATTGCTAAAATAGCTTCGCTCCAGTTCATTTTTTCTTTAATAGTTTCAATCATTTCTTTAACAGTTACGACTTTATTCATTTTCTTTAAACTCCTTTACCCTTGTTAAATGTTTGTTAACTTCTTCTACTATTACAGGTTCTATATCTAATCCAGTTTCAACTAAAAGCTGTTCTTTTATCTCACTCATGTCAAATAGTATCTGTCCAACTTCTTTCATTTTTGCATCACTTACTACTTCAAATAATTCTCTAATAGTGCGTTCAATTCTTTTAGCTCCATAATTATGATTATTTCTTAAGCTCCATGCTAACGCTAAACAAAAGTCACCAATGAAATCTGCTACTTTTAAATTAACTTCTGTATTTAATCTTTTAGTGTAGCTCTCTTCTATTTCGTTTATGGTTAGATCTATTGCTTCCCGTTTTGTTAATTTCTTCTGACCTGGTTTCGTTAAACCAAAATTATTTCTAATGATTTTCTTTTTTCCCATTTTTTATTCTATCCTTTCCAAGAAAACATATTAGTTATTGCTCCATAAATGGATTGTACTCACTATTAAAATCATAGAAATCTGTAACATTACTTGTCTCTGGATATGCTTGTTGATTGTTATTACCTTGTTTTTTACTCTCTAAGAAGTTAACTTTGTCTGCAATCACTTCTGTGATATATACTGTTTTTCCATCTTTCCCTTGATAATTCCTTGTAGAAATTCTACCCTCTACACCAATCAAGCTTCCTTTATTTAGAAAGCGTGCCATATTCTCCGCTTGTTTTCCATAAGCTGTACAACCTATAAAATCTGCTGGAAACTCTCCTCTTTCATTTTTAAAATTTCTATTGACCGCTAATGTAAAATTAACAGCTGCTTTATTTGATGTAGTGTATCTTAATTCTAAATCTCTTGTTAGTCTTCCTACTAAAACTACGTTATTAATCATTAATTCTTCTCCTTAATTTATATTTTGAATGAATGAGTGAGTGATTAATTTATAATATAAATATGTATCATATCTTATAAAGTGTTACATCTAGTTAATATCTTCAAACCTTACTGTTATCAGTATTTTAAATATATTGTATTTTTACCTATGTAATGTTTCCCTTATTGGTTACATAATAGATTTTATTTTTAAAATGAGGTCTATAATCCACCCCATTTTTTAACAGCTTTACTCATCTCATCACGTTCTATCCCTATATATCTTAATGTAATACTAGGATCATGATGATTGAATAACTTCATGAGTGTTACTACATCCTTACTTTCTTTGTAAAAATGATAACCAAATGTCTTTCTGAAACTATGTGTACCTATATTCTTTATCCCACACTCTTTAGCACCAGTCTTAAGTATCCTGTATGCTTGTGTTCTTGTAATTGGTCTGTTAGAGTTCTTATATCGTGTTGATTTAAACAAGTATTCTTCATCTTCTTTATCCATACAATACTCATCTAATACACGCTTTAATTTAGGTAATACAACCATCTCTCTTAACTTTCCAGTCTTCATTTCACGCCTTCTTATCTTATCCCTGTTTCTTACATCACCAACCTTTAATCCTAATAAATCACTAATTCTAAAAGCTACATTTATTCCCATGTAGTAAAGTAAGTAATCACGCTCACTCCTGCTTTTAAAATAATAATTCATTGCATCTAGTTCTTCTTGTGTCCTAAGTGGTTCTACAAACTCCAAATTGATAACCTCCTGTTAGAAATTATCACTAAACATCATTGCGTTCTTTTCCTTTTGTTAATTCACTCATCATTTCCTTGTATGCTTCTTCATCTTCATCAGTAACTACTCTTTCATCCTTTGTTTTACTCTTGCCTGATATCCTATCTTTTAAGTAATCTGGAACAGGTACAACGTATTTACCAGGAATATTATTTGTTTTTCCTCCTGTAAATGTTGAAATACTACTCTCGTATTGTTCTTTAGCATTAAACAGGACTGCTAACATGTAATTCTGATGGTTTGTAGGATACTTAACTTGACTTAATCTAGAAAAAATATAATTAATATGTTCATGCCTTAACTCTGTTAATCTCTCTACTACTTCACTAGCTTTTACGCTCTGTTTACCTATGTGAAGTCTAGTATCAGGAGGCATTAAACAAATATCAACAGCGTATTTAATCCACTTGTCTAATTCCTTTTGTTTATTCATGCTGACTCGGGAATACCCAAAGCTGTCTTTGAAATACTGTGTGTTGTATTTCTTTTTAAGACTATTAGTTTTATTGTTTTCATCATTCACTCTCTCATCCATTAGCTCATTTTTTTCGCTATATATAATATTATTAGAATGAGATGATATATAATCATTATTAATTATTCTTATATTATTCTTATGTATAGGTTGGCTCATTTTGAGCATTTCAGAATTGTTCATTTTGAGCTTTTGCATTTGTTCATTTTGAGCTTTTGCATTTGTTGTATTTGACAACTGCTTTTTATTCTTCTCTTTTTCCAATTTTATATAAAGTTCTTTTACTTTTTCTTTATTAACTCTATACCATTTTGTTCTGTCTGCACCGAACTTGTTATAATCTCCGGTTATCAAAAACTCTTTTGCTATTAGATCTTCAAAGGTTCTTCTAACTGTAGAAAATGATAAGTAATCAAAATCTTCTTCATACCATCTTCTAATAGATTTATAAGTCCAATAATGTCCGTCCTTATACGCCTTTTCATCTCTATTTTTCCGATTTATTTCTATCCAATAATGAACACGCTGCAATACTGTAGCTGGTCTATCTCCAATTTCTCTTGCTAACGTTCTATCAAATACTATTGGCTGTTCGTCAAACAATAACACAAACATCACCTTCTTCTTTTGAAATCTTGCATTTTTGGATTAATTATGATATATTATAGGTAATCGCTGAACGTCTATTTAGACGTTCTTTTCCTTTTTTTATTAATCCTTTTTTCTACGCTATTTAAACAAATAACTTTTTTATTGTTATTAATAATCTTATCTAGTAATTTTTTATTTCTATGAATATCTCCAATTATTTCTAAATCATCATTTATCAATCCTAATTGGGCTGGGATATATTGCTTGAAATCCACTTCAAAAGATCCGTCTTTATATCTCACTATTCCAATATCTTTATCAGTATTTTTAACAATGTCTCCACTAAATATTTCATTTCCTTTTTTATCTTTTAAATCACTTCCATACATGATAATTACATCATTTTTCTTTACATTGATTGATTGAATATATCTGCTTTCATACTTTCTTCCTAATGTGATATAATCACCATACCAACCAATAACTTTATACATTTTTTTATCAACATATGCTCTGAAATTAGGAATATTCATTAGCTAACACTCCTCTTCTAAATACTTTTGTTTTAATAGTTTAGCTGTGTGAGTGAAATATTCTGCTAGTACTTCAAATAATTCATAACTTTCAAATCCTGTAGGAAACTTCTCTTTTACATAAGGTTCTACCTTAACACCATAATCATTTAGATGCTTTAGCATTTCCATTTGTTTTTCACTAAAACTATTCTTTATTTGTACTTCCAAATCCTCCACCACGCTTATCTCCTTTTAATCTAACTCCATAACTTACTTTAGGCACTTTATAGAAAATACCTTGTCCAATTCTTTCACCTTTTTTAATTGTTAAATGTTTGTTTGTTAAATTGTTAAACTCTAATAATATATGTCCTTCGTTTTTAGAGTTGTTGTAATAGTCTGAATCTACAACCCCTACACCATTACTCATTATTAGACCACGATTAACTGGTAAACTACTTCTAGCAAATATTAATAGACATTCATTTTTTGGCATAAAGGCTTTTAGTCCAGTAGGTACTAAAGTTGCTTCACCTTTAAATCTAAATGCAGGGATCACAATTTCTTGACTAGCTATGAAATCAACTCCCGCACTATGAATTGTAGATTTTATTGGTAACTCGCCGTTCATATCATCTATTAATTCAAATCCTCTTTTATAGAATAATTTTTTAAACTTGTTCATACATTCCTCCTAAAAATATTTTTTACTGAAATCTTTATCAAAGATCCCTTGAATTAAAAAACCAAATCCAGTAGAAAATCCTGCAATCTGTCTCCAGTCAATGTTTGTTAAAGTAAGGAAACATACACTTACTACAGCGATTGTCCAATATATAATGTGTAATTTATCTTTTTTTATTTTTAGCTTCATTGCCATACTCCTTTAAATAATTCTACTTTGTTAATTAAATTGCTATCCTGGAAATAATCTCTCCAAGCTAGATAGTGAACAAAAGCTTTAATTTCTATCCCGTTACATTCTTTTAAATAAGTTTCTCTAGGGTAATAATCTTGTTCCCATAGTTTTATAAATTCATCTTTATACTTATTAAATTTTGTAGTTCCAATGTTAGGAAAGATTTTAGAAGCTCGTTCTGGATTTAACCATATTGTCTCTAACATTTTATACCTCCTATTTAATATTTAAGAAAGCATTTATTTTGTTTATTACCTTCTGTGATCCCTTGCCATAATTTAGTAAATCTGAAATAACGGGTTTTGAAACTCCAATACCATGTGCTAACTTAGTTCTTGTTAAATTTTTTCTCGCTAGTTCAACCCTAACTTTACAAATCCACTCTTGTAACTCTGGTGTCATTGACAAGCTCCTTTCTTTTTCAAAGATAGTAAGTTAACAAATTTAGCTAATTTTCATTGACATTTCTTAACATATTTGATAATATATAGGTATGTTAAAGACACTAACAAATAATTGTTAAATTCACTTTGGCAGGCGTTTTTAAAATCAATTAGTTTAGTTAGTTTGTTAACAAATTTATTAACTTACAATAATAATTTTAGCATATGTGTTAAATATAGTCAATAGATTTTTAACATATTTGTTAAAAAATATTTTGTAAGGCTTAGAAAGGTTGTTATACCAATGCTTTATGAAAGGTTAAAATATTTAGCGAATCAAAGAAAAGTATCATTTAATCAAATTGAAGAAGCTGTAGGTTTTCCAAAAAATACATTATATAGATGGAATAATATTAAACCTTCAATAGATAAAATCACAATAGTAGCAGATTATTTTAACGTTACTACTGACTATCTATTAGGTAGAGAAAATAAAGAATACCCTACTATGTTCAGAATTAATACTGAAGGTTTTTCAAAAGAAGATGCTGAAGAGATGTTAAATGAATTACAAAGATATCAAAATATGTATCGCTTAATGTTATTAGAGCGTAAGAAAAAGGAGAGTGAATAGATGTTCAATATCGCACATTCTGAGTATTATAGGATAAAAGATGAAATATATCCTTTTATTTCTCAGGTTGCAAAACATTATAATAAACCAATATCACATATCAGACATTATGATATTAGTGAGTATTGTGAAAACAATATGAATGTGATTATCAAATATCCTAAATTCAATAAACTAATGGTTGATGGTTTCGCAGATAAGTTAGATGATTATTTTATAATTACCATTAACAATCAAGGAATACGACAAAGAAAAGTATTTACTTTAATGCACGAAATAACACATTGTTTATTGCATTTTAAAGATACCCCTAGACATTTTTCTTCTGACGTAGATAGACACACACAACACGAAATAGAAGCTAATGTAGGTGCTAGTCTATTACTTATTAATGATGAAGCATTAGAAGAATGTCTATATAGAAAATATTCGTTTGGTAGAATGTTAAATACTTTCGGGTGTAGCAAAAACGCATTACGTACTAGACTAATAAATTACTATCAATATAATTTATTTATAGATAATTGCGACGCTAAAAAAATAGTATTTAACTTTGGTAAGGGAAATGTTAAACAGTTCTTTACATTATTTGAAAATCATAAATCAATAGAACATTTAGCAGCAATGCAATTACAATACGAGAGTTACTGTTAATTGACAGGAGGGAAATTATTATGAAAAAATTAATTAAGATACTTGTAGTATCTACAATGTTATTAACTGGTTGTAGCTCAACTAAAGCAGAAACACCACAGGAAAAAACACCTGAACAAAAGGGAATTGAGAGAGTGTCTAATATATTAGATCCAGGAAAAATAACTGTTGAAACTGACGGTGTTTATAAAATGGATATGACGGTAAGTGATTTTAATTTCTTATCACAAAGACAGTTTCACGATTTTGTCTTCAATCAAAGGAATAGAGGTAAATTCAAAGTTTTAAAAGTTTATTTAGATAACGGGGCAACTCTCACAACTGATAATGGTAGTGTGTTAATTTATAACATAACGTTAAATAGCACAATCTATAAAGCTATTTATTTCAAATACAATCCAGAAAGCGGACTGTATTCCCAAGAAAAAACTAATAAATTATTAGAAGTTAACAGAAACGCTGCATACCCTAATTATTTTGAATAAATAAAAAACTCACCGCCCCGCCAAGAGTTGTGAGTTTATCAACCAGTAAGTCCATTTTGAGTATTATTAAATCGTCACATAACAATATTACTCTCAAAATTACTTAAGATGTGGAGCGAACCTCGCTCAATAATTTAATTATATCACACATCTTACTATTAATAAAGAAAGGATGTGTTAGTATGTGGGTAGAAAAAAGCAAGAGTGGAAAATATGTATATCGTACACGTGTGAAAGATGTCACAGGCAAAATAAAAAGAATTAGTATCACTCTTGAAAAGAAGGATAAAAGATTAGCTACTGAAATATTAAGAAAAAAGAAACTTAAAGAAGAAACATTTGTAGATCTCCGAATTACATTTTTTACAGCTTTAGAAATGTATTTAGAGAGAGTTAAAGATGAAATAAAAGTTAGTACATATAAACTATATGAAAGCAGAATTAGTAAGACAAAGAGAACTAATTTCGATACGCCGTTATTAAACGTTAACTCTCTTTATTTAGATACGCTAGTCAAGAAAATAGCTGTCACAAATAATAGCTATAATATTTATTTAAAGTTCTTTAAACGAGTCCTTAGAATGATGTATAAACTAGATTATATAGAAAATATAATGTGGTTAGATAAACTTGATTTAAAGGAACATAAAGTTAACTATGATGGGAAGTACTTTGAAAAAGAAGAAATAGAAGTCATATTAAAAGAAGTTGAGAACAATCAGTATTATCACGATATGATAAACTTTATGATTAATTCCGGACTAAGGATTGGAGAAACACTAGCACTTACAGAAGATGATATATTAGATAATGGAACACTTAATGTTGATAAGAATATAGATCACTATAAAAATATATCTTCTCCAAAAACTTATGACTCTAAGCGTGTTATATCATTAAATAAAAAGTGTCAAGAGATTCTTAAGAATAGAGTTGCAATGAATAAAATTAAATCTGATATGTACAGTTATTACACTGACAACGGAATACTGTTTCCTAAAGCTAACGGAGACTATAACTCATATAGTGCTGTTAGTAAATGGACTCGAGATAATATTCACTCTGTTAAATTTACATTTCATAAAACACGCCATACACACGCTAGTTTATGTATGGATGCAGATATACCATTAGAATTAATATCCGCTCGTCTAGGTCACAAAGGAACAGAGATTACAAGAGCTGTGTATATTCACAAAACTAAAAAAGCAAAACAAAAAGAATTAGAGGTATTTAGAGATATAGAATTTTAAAAAAGGCAGTTTATTAACTGCCTTAATTTTTTGTATATATTTATATGGTTTTTAATAGTTAAAACTCACATGCCCAATGATTGCCCATTGTCTTTGTTTAGTGGTGTAAAATCGTTATTATAACACTGTTTATAAAGGTTATTCCATAAACCCTTTTAGCTTATTAAGCTTAGATGGGTGTTTTAGTTTTCTTATTGCTTTTGCTTCGATTTGACGAATTCTCTCACGAGTAACTCCAAATGCACTACCTACTTCTTCTAAAGTATGAGTTTTTCCATCTTTAAGAC